GCGTGGTCTGGCTGCTGTGCAGCCGGATCAGGCCGTTGTGCATGTGCGGCTGTAGGCTCTCGATGCGCAGCAGCTTGTCGCTGATCGGAATCAGCGCGCGGGCGGGCACAGGCACGCCCAGCAGCGCGCTGCGCTTGACCAGCTCGGTGCGCAGGAATTCCTGGAACTGCACGCTCTCGAAGCCCCAGACGATGCAGCAGTACTCGCGCTGCATCTCGATCACGTCGCTGATGATGCGGTCGGGCACGCGCTTCTTGATGGCCGCCTCCACCACGTCCATCACGCCCGTCTCGCGGTTGTAGCCGCCCACGCCGATGGCGCTGGGGTCGCGGCTGTTGCCCGCCTTGCCCAGGCTGGGGTCGCACGCGCCGTAGAAAATCCACTCGGCCAGGCGGTTGACCCAGAAGCGGATGGAGTTCGCAAAAGGCGCGTCGTCGCCCGCCACCGGGTCGTTCTGCTGCTCGCTGTCGAACGCGGCATGGCCTTCACGCGCGCGGCGGATCATGAGCTTGACCAGGGGGCGCAGCGCAGGCCAGCTCACCTGGGCGCCCTTGTCCATCTCGGCTTGGCTGGAGTGATACAGCGCCATGGCTGCGGCCTCGCCCTTCTGCGGGTTCTCGCCACCCAGCAGCAGGCCCTCGAACTGCTCCCACAGATCCATGCGGTCAGGCCATTGCAGGATGGCTTTAAAGACCTTGTGGTTCCACAGCGGGTTCTTCAGGAAGCGGGCAAGCACGCTGTCGTAGTGCAGCACCGTGCCGATCAGGATGGCGTGCATGGAGTCATCAGGCGGGCCGAGCGAGAGCACGCTTTTCGTGACGAACGCCTGCAGCTTGTCGCGCTGCGCGGGCGTGTTCACGTTCTCATCGTTCTCGATGTCATCCATGATCGCCAGTTGCGGGCGATAGGCGCCATGGCGGCGGCCCCGGATTTTCTTGCTGCTGCCAAACCCTTCGATCTTGCGGCCGTTGGCCGTGACGATCACGCCCGCGCGCCAGACCTTGCCCTGGCCTGCCGCTTCGGGGAAGTCGCTGGCGATGCGCGGGTTGGCCTCCAGCTCGGCCTTGATGGCTTCGAGCATCTCGGCGGCCTGCTCGAAGGCATCCATGATGATGACGATGTACCAAAGCCACCCGGTGACCACGCACCAGGTCACAAAGGACATGCTCACCTTCGTGGACTTGGCCTCGCCGCGAGGGGCTGCAGTTGCATCCCGTTGCCCGGAGCTGCTGTTGATGATCTCGGGCAGGCGCTGGTACAGGTACTTGTGCAGCTCGCTGGGCTCGGCCTTTCCATAGTGGGGAAAGTAGTGGCGATCCCAGTACTCGAAGCCGCTCACCGGGTCGCAGACCAGGCGGCGGCGCTCGGCGATGGCCTCGGGCGACACGTCCCAACCATCCATGTCGGCGTCGATCTGGCGGCGCAGATCGTCGGCCAGGGCGGCGAGGCCAGCGAGGAAATCCTTGGTGCTCTTCGCCATATCAGTGTTCCGGGCTGGTGCCCTTTAGGGGATATGGCCCAGCCTCATTGCCCAGCACGGCCACGGGGCCACAGGCATGGAGCTGTGCCGAGAACTGAGCCTCAGCTTCGCGCCGCGTGTCATCGCTGCCCATGGCGCAGCCAAAGCAAATGGCCGCACCACCCTTGCCGTAGGGCCGGGTTTCCTTTTCTTCACCACAGGTTGCACAGCGCATGACTAACGCACCTTCGCCAGCTCTTCGCCAAACGGCTCCAGCATCTCGGCCAGGGCGGCCAGGTGCTGCGGATACTTCGCCTTGGCGAACGTCACGAAGCGCTGCAGCACGTCGATCTGCACCGCCTGGCGGTCCAGCTCGGGGTTGAGGCGCTTGAAGCTCGCCATGGTCTTGTTGAAGCTGTCGCTCATGCTGGCGAGGGTCTCGGCGCGATCCCGCGGCCCCATGCCTTCGGTGTCGCGCAGCAAGTCCATGGTGGCCTGGTGCTGCACCAGGTAGTCTTCGAGCAGCTTCTTGCCCAGGCTGGCGAAGTTGTCGTCGCCCAGGGCCACGGCGGCGCGCACAGTGTCCCAGTCGTCGCCCTTGTCCGCGGCCTCCTGCTTCCAGCGGTTGCCCGTGCTGCGCGGCACGCCCAGCTTCTTGCAGGCGGTCTCCATCGGCAGGCGCTGGAAAACGTACAGGCCCCGGAGCTGCGTGCGTTTTTCGCCTGGGTGTGCCATCAGTTCCCCAGGCCAGGGCCGCCGCCGCGCACGAACTGCTTGATGCCTTCCACGATCAGCGCCGTGCCCACGGCAACCGCGCCGCCCGACACGGCGCCTGCCACGGCGGCCTTCTTCTCGACTTCGCGCAGGCGCGTGTCGAGCCCGTTGTAGTGCTCTTCCATGCGCTGCTCCATCCGGTCCATGCGCCGGTTTTGCTGGTCCTGGCCGTCCTTCAAGGACTGCACCATGCCGTGGATCTGGCCGAGCAGCAGCAGCTCTTGCTTGCGGTCTTGGTTCTGTTCGCTCATGGTTGTTGGCGGAGGTTTAAGAAGTCGATCAGTGCCCGAAAGCGCTGCCGGTCGTCGGCGCAGGCTTTGGCGTTGGCGCGGTGGTTGGCCCAGGCGTCGTCGAGCGAGAGGCCGGAGTCCTCGGCACAAGCAGCGTCGGCGCCATCGGCGGCACCAGCAACGCCGCAGGCACCTGCAGGGGCGTCGGTGCCGGTGAGGGCGCCGTTCCACATGCGGACAGCAGCGAGACTGAGAGCAGGGCCACGGTCCAGCAGATCAGCGCAAGCCCCCGGCGCGTCAGCAGGCGCAGCAGAGGCGACTGCGTGCGCCACAGCAGGACGCACAGCCACAAGGGGAGCGCGACGGCGCAGGTCGTTGTAAACAGCATCGAGAGCGGCATAGCGTTCTTCCTGGTCGAGGTGTTCGGTGAGGTAGCGGGCTGCGGCCTGGTCGGCTCGCTGGGTCTCCAGCGCCAGGGCATCGGCGGCGGCCTGGGCCGCCGTGGCCTGGCGCGCGGCCCAGGCGTTGTCGGTGGCCGAGCTGCCCCACCAGTAGCCGCTGCCGATCAGGGCCAGCGCGGCGAGCAGCGAGAGGAGGAGCCGGGCCGCCATGTCACTGCAGCGCCATGCACTTGGCGTGGCGCTCCTGCTGGCGGGTCCATACACCCCGGCAAACCTTGTTGCCCGGGGTCGAGCAGTCGAATTCCCAGCGCGTGGGGCGGCCTTGCGCATCGCGCTTGCTGACCACCCAGCCAGGCCCTTCCTGGCGAGCACTGGTGAGCTTGCGGTAGTCGAGCAGCGCGTTGCAGGCAGGCACGTAGTTGCCCGCCAGCAGCTCGCGGCGCATGCTGGACTTGAGCCATGCGCCCGTGCCGTACTGGTAGACCCAGTCCATGTACAGGTCGTATTCGCCCTGGTGCAGCGCCACGCCGGGCAGCGATGCGCGGAACGCGGCCTCTTCGCGGCCAATGTGCGCCTGCGCCTTGATGAGCGCGCGCACGGGCGTGGTGGTGTCGCCCATCTTCACGGGCGAGCCGTCTTCGTGAAACGTGGAGCCGAAGCCAATGGTGGGCCGGTCGCCCTGGGTGGGGATGACGGCCTTGTCCGTATAGCCCTCACGCGCCACCAGCCCCACCAGGGCCGCAGCCGAGAGGGACAGGCCCGCCACCAGCAGGCGCGGGTTGACGCCGCCGCGCATGCGGTCTCTGCGGTGGCCGCGCGCCACAGACCACGAGCCAAGGATGGCCGGGATCAGCGCCCCACAGATGCAGCCGAGGAAAAAGGAGTTGGTAATGCCCATGCCGCGACTGTCATTGCGGGGGCATAAAAAACTAAGGCCGACATGGGTCGGCCTGGATGCGGAGGGAATGCTTTTTTACGGTAGCACGGAGCCTTTGGTATGGTCAATCACTTGCCAGAAGTCATGGCTTCGCCTTCAGCTCGCGCAGTTCTTTCTGTAGCGAATCCAGTTCTGCCCGTAGTTCGCGAGTGCGGGTATCGCATGTGGTTGCTGCCGCTTGCATTTCGCCGGAAATCGACTCTTCCCAGGTTGCCCCTGCCAAGCTGTTGGTGGCGCGATTCTTTTTTGCTGCCAGCCGGGCCTGCTGCGCAGCGCAATCGGCCTGGTGCCCATCAATCGCTGCTCGTGCATCCGGTATACCCCGGTTTTCCAGATACGTGCTGCGCTGCCAGCGTTCGCCAAAGACATTTTCTTTGCGCGTCGCTGGCGCCATTGCTCCGCCTACAGCATCACTAGCCGCAGTCATTGCTGCAGCAGGCCTAGGTGCAGCGCCGCTTGCGGGGCGCACTTCGATCTTTTCACCTTGGCCCATACAGGGGGCATCTTGAAAAACCACCTTGCCGTCGGAGCTGATGCATTTGTTGATGGCCCAGGCAGGCGAGATCGCCAGCAGTGCGGAGGAAATTAAGACACGAATGAGCATGGGATACCTCTCTCTTGAATGCAGTTGCCTTTGCTCATGATCGATTGGCTTTCTTTTTGAACACATAGAGATAGGTCTTCTGCAGTTCATCGTCTGACAATTCGGTAAGCGAATCTGCACGGAAGTTCTTCTTGATATAGGGCTTATAGATATCAACCCCTTCAAACTGCCCTTTGCAGCGCGCTTTAATTTGGCCGATCCTTCCGTTTCTCCACCCGGCATCCTTCCGAGGCGCGCTCTTCATGCTACGGAGGATCGCCATCTCTCGCCGGATGTACTGCACAGCAACCTCGTACATCTCACGCCGTATTAAGTGATAGGACGTACTGCCAGCGGCCTTGTTGATCCGAGCCCAAGCAGCCGCATCAGTCAATGGCTGCTTCTTGAGCGTATTGTGCAGAGTGACCCATTCGATACGAAGGTCAAACAAAGAACGACGTTGGACATCATC